CCCAGCGGCGTTTAAGTGTTACTGCGCCGTGCAGTGCGGTACGCTCTAAGTCATGAGCATCACCGATTGGAACTTCGCTTTCGCGTTGCTCCAAACCGAGGAGGCTTTTTGACAGAGCACCATATCCTTCTAGTTTATCAGTGCGATAAACCGGAGTTGGGATCCAACCTCTTACTTCAAGACGTTGGAGTTTTCTGTTCCACCTTTCGGCGGAACGATATCCCAAATAGGATATATGGCCCAAAGCAGGGCTCGTCTCAGAAACATAGGGCAAAGGCCCCATGATACTTTCAATGCGATTTCGCATAAAAGTAGTAGCTCGCCAGTAACCCTTTCGATAGAAAAGGTTAGCTGTGGCTACCCACGAGATGAGAGCGGAGCTTTGTCGCCGGTTCTTAGGACTTAATTTGCGAAGGTAGACAGGTGTTACTTGTCTTCCATCGTATGAGTCTACACCACATGATTCTCGGAACTTTCCAGTTCTGAAAGTCTTATTGGCGTTCACCTTGCAATTGTATTTTCGCAGGTGTTCAAGAACCGAAGTCGCATACGTCGTTGGAACGATAATATCGTCCCCATAGACGTGTACTTCCCGTGTAACCTTAAAAATGTTATACGGGGTAACTGGAAGGTTGTGTTCCTTCAATAAAGCTACTACACATACTGTGTAGAAATACATAGCTTCAATAGGGAAACACAGAGCACTCCCCATAGACGCAAACTTCTTTAAAGGAGAAATTAATCTCCCATTAGGAAGTTGCGCCGATGTCGATCTACATGCTACGATAGCATCCAGTAAATCTGGATGGCACCGAAACATCTCAAGAGCAAGTGAAAGTGGAACACGATCACTTGCATCTGAAAGGTCAATCGTTGCTAATCGACCAGAGATCGAAGCAGAAATAGCCAAGCTCTGATTAATAGACTGATCACGAAAATTCACATGACCAGCTGTTAACCAGTATGATTCAAGTGAACGTATTAGTTCACCCATAATCCCTTGCTGTGCAAATTGCATACAGCAAGGCTCAATGGCTATGATGCGGGGTCCTTTCAAAGTTTTTGGAACAGGTACGACCCTAACGGGCCGTTCCTGACCCATGGAATGGATTGTTAAAGATTTGAGCTCCTCACTGTCGGGCGGTAATCCAAGAGGATAACCATTACCGATAAGAGGGAAGTAAGGCTCAAGACAATCGTTCCACTCACTCCAGTCATATTTCAGATTCCCCGAAATATGTTCTGCAGTGGCCCCAGGACCGTGCTTTGGAATACACTTGGATAGCACAATTGTACTAACCATAGGATTCCATAACACAGAAGAAACAATGCGAAAAGCACTGCTCTCTTCACCTTGGGGTGAAAACTGAACAAAGGATTGCTCAATGGACACGTATCTGGCAAGAGCGAGCTGAACCCTATTTTGGGTACACTCGATTTCGACTTTTGAGAAGGTAAGGCAGATTTGCCTAACAGACTCAACAATGTCGGAAATGTTGCCAGAAGAAGACTCAACAGTATCTCCCGATTCGACGGTTTCACCACTTTTGGTGGCGTAACTGGCGGAACAGGAGGCTTTGGCGTCTTTTTGTTCATGTAATATCCTTCCATTCTCCATACTGAAAAGTTGGCTGAGCATACCTCGCAACAGTGCGGGGATTGCCCCAACCTTCTTAAAACCTAAGAAGGCTGATGAGTCAATAACTCCATTTGCAAGGCTTCTTTCGAAGTCCCTACAAAATTGGGGTAGGCTTATTGTTAAAAACGATAAACCTTCCTTTTCAGTGCGTGATCTAATTGTTTTAAGATCACGCAAATCGGAGACATCAGCGACACACTTCATGGTAGCGTCTATATAGACAGCTTCCATGAGCCTGAGTTGGTCACTTACGTAGCTTTTCATAGTTCCTCCTAAATAGGGGGTGACTATCTAGCCCGTAGTGTCTGCCTTCTGATACCGAAAAACGGTATCAGCAATCTAGTTACCAATACCGAAATCAGTTGTGAGCAAATTATGGACTCAAAGAGTATTTAAGACTCTAGGCCATAAAGCTTATCAACTGCGGTATTATCTAACCAGGTTTTAAACCCGGTTATAAGCTGTTCCAGTTGCACTTGACTAAACCCGTAAACGGGTCGGTCAATAACAACATAGAATGTCAACGTCTCATAGTCGTTCACAGCTGTGAGCGGGTCTGCGACGATGGCACGCTGCTCAAACCTCGCCATAGACCGAATACGGTCCTTAGCCGGGGTGTGAGACAGTATAAGCTTAAAAGACGCATCAGACTTTTGATAAGTGGTTTTCATACCACTCGTCTCGGTCCGAGGCATCGATTGAGCCACAGCATTAACGGTAATAGATTGTGGATCGGTAAACATTAAAGGGTTGACCTCCTAGGTTAAAGGACGTTAATCCTATTCCGATTCATTCCGTGTCAAGGGAACAAACTTGATTAAAGGAATAGGCAGATTGATTCGAGGGTAGGTCTATCTTAATTTTAAGATACCTAATGCCCCAAGAATCGCTAACTGCTTGGGGGATAATTCCTCCCAAGACAGGCCGAATCCAAATGGACTATCTGCTTCTTTTCGCTGTTTTACTTCGATTATTCGAGTAAACTCGAGCGTCTTAGGCCCACCTGAAATGGCATTAAACGGCAACAATTGTTGCAGCTTTTGCGTCTTTACTTGATGGTGCATAAGAAACAGATAGCGTGCTGCCATGTTATCAAGCATGGCATCCTGGGTATCTTGAATGGACTTACCAGTAATGGTAACCCAGTCAACTAACCAGGACCATGGTACAGCTTTGTAAATGTTCGATGGGCTGATTCTAGCACCGTGAATGTCAATTTGACGCTTCACGGTGTTTAGTACACCGGAATAATCCGGCAACGATGAATCAAACTCAGGAACATAGTATCTAAAGCTACCAACAGCATTGGCCACTGTCCATGTCTCTTCACTGTTTGTCCAGTGACGTTTCATGTAGTGTCCAGTACTATCAATAGCCATAAAGTCGTCAAATAAGTAAGTGCTAGATGGCCAACAAAGTGAACCATCAGCCTGACTTACAGCCGACGTAGATACTTGATTTACAAGGATAGCCCTCCGACGTGTCCAGTTACCATTATCTCTCGTAAGACGAGCAATTTTGGTATCTGAATTAATGACGTTATCGCACATAGCGTATACGTCTTTCACGAAGGGGACCCAACCGAAGTTGTGATTGACAAAGTGTTCAGCGAGCTTCTTTGGCTGCATAGCCTTAGTAACCCCGCTGCCACCCATTGCTTTCCATATATCATGGAAACCCTTGGATGTTGAATGTAGCATGTGATGTACATCACGTACTTCAGCAAAAGCTACAAACAATCCACCTTGTTCAATTTTAGGTTTGAGTTTATCCCAAACCTGGCTATCCAATGCAGTAGTATTTGCTACCTGGGAACCATTGAGGATGGAACCAATCCCACTAAGGGAATTGGAAGAACCACCCCAACCGGATGGAAATCCGGCAACGGCCCCAACGTATTTCACCCTCCCACGGTAACCCAAAAGGGTTGTCTGGAAGTTTGATATATACGTACCGGTACCAAATAGCCCATTTGTGGGCGCCAGATACTCGTATTTTATCTTCCGGAACGGTCCCCCAGTCTTATAAGGCGGTCCTTTGTGCAGTTGATCTGCGCAAGTTTCCGCTTTAAGAAAGGGCCAGCCTGATCCACCAGTGATATCCATATTTAAATGGATCCACTGATTAGGGGAAGGATACTCAATAAAGTATTTTCCCCACTTAAGATTAGTCTGGGTGCCCCCTGGGCACGGAGTAATCCGATCCCGGAAGCGAGTAAAGGCCTCTGACATAAATGTACCTCCATTTGGTTTGAAAGTAGAAAGTCGAAACTTTCGACTGCTACTGCTCTTTCAAAAATTGTAACCATAGACTGTTTGGTCCTATTGCTAGGACTTAATAAGTCATGGCGACAATTGATTCGAGAAACATCATCGCTGATGCTTCAGACACCCCCGAGGG